TTACTCATTACTATCTCCATTATTTGAATGTGTTAAAAAAAATAGGTTACCCATAAAGATATGGACCAAGGTTAATGTAGATACCGTCTACTGCGGAGGGGACTTTCGTCTTGTCCTAGTCTTGTAAGTATAGGCCTTGCGGTTATCTATTCAGTTTCAGGATGCAATTCTGCGAATAGCTCTTCTACTTTTCTTACATAAGATTTGTGTTCAGGATGTTTTGGATTTCCATAAGGACCATTGATGTCCATAAGTTTGTCCAATTCATCCTGTAATTCATTTGGATTTTTAGCAGTTGTGCCTTGTAGGCCTTTAATAGAATCTTCTCCTATCCTTTCCTGGATAAAAGATCCTATACCACTCATCATCCGTATAAAATTTGGATTATCACCTATACGGCTACCATCCACTAATTGTTGGTCCAGGAACTCATTTGAATCCTGTCCTGTAAAAAATTGGTTAAGAACTGTTTTTGATAGATTTAATTTATCATCAAAAGCATTTCCCCATTCCTTTCTTAATTCTAATGCAGACTGCTCCTGGGCTTGTCTAGCTCCATCCTGGCTCATGTTGGTTAACTCTGCTGTATTTTCATTCCAAAGCTCTACTAACTTTGCCATCTGGTTATTATTTAAACCTACCTTGTGAGCTGTATCAGTAAACCATCCAAGTAGATTTTCATCTACTTCCATGCCTTCACCTAACCCAGCATTTTTATCAAAGCTGTATTCAGAGCTTGTAGCTGGCATACCAAGTTTGGAATAAACCTCTCTCCACTCTTCATCTGTTGCAGACTGTCCAGGCATAACTATTTTATCTTTGCCTATCATCTGCTGGGCATGTACATGGCTTTTGGCCAAGTCTCCTACAGTCCCATAATGTTGTAATGATTTATGATCTCTTAGATCTTCTGGAAGATCATTCCTCCAGCTAGATTCTGATGTTTGCTCCTGACTGACAGATCCTACATCGGCACTTGGTGCTTCTGTTGGGATTGCCTGTTCAGATACATTTGCTTCTACTTCAGACATTTTTTCTCCTTTTGTTATTCAGCTTGTTTACCAATTTCCCCCATACCAATGAGGAATAACACTACAGATCGCTGACCTTCTGCATATGCTAATTCATGTGAATTAATTTTTTCGTTTGATGCTGTTGTTGTGTGATAGTGAAATCGTCTTTTTAAATCTTCTAACACTTGTTGACCTATCGCATTTTGAGCAAAGGTAGCATACACAGCATGTACTCTTTTAATTTCTTCTTGCGGATCTATTTCTTGTTCTTCCATTAAATTTCCTCCTCTGGAACATTGTTAATAACCTCTAAAGCTGGTGCAGTATTCTTAGCTACTTCTGAATCTACTAAGGCTTGTTGCTGTTGAGCTTGTACTTCTTTTTCTTCAGCTTTTTGATTTCTGATAGCCTGTACTTGATCATCAGATCTTGTGACAGAAGCTGGTATTGATAATGATTTAAGTAGATGCTTGATCAGTCCATCTGCATCTAAGTGATCAATAATCTTAGGATCTATCTGGGCAACAGGCTGTACTATTTGAAGCATCTGTAATGTTGCTTGAACATCTGTTTGTCTTTGTGCTTTAGCAAGAGGTGATACATATTCAATATCAATATCCTGACCACTCAGCATTGGAGGAGGAGGAGCAAATTTTTCTTGCCTGGTTAAAATATTATAACAACGATTGATTAGGGGTTGGAGCAATTCCGCTTGCAGTCGCCCTAATACAGGACCAAGAAGTCTCATTTTTTCTTCTGTCCTGGCCACCACCTCAGTAGCAGTCATCATAGGTCCGCCAACCCCCATGGTAAGCTGATCGACATAGAAAGCAGAATTAATCGCTTGTCTTCGTTGGTCCTCCATTTGAAGGCCTAAAGGATTATTAGCTCCAATTTGTAATGGTTCTAATCTATCTCTAGTACCACTTCTGTAGAAATTAAGTCCCCCTGGAACAGTCCTTATGGGCAACATAAATCCATCATCAGGAAGCATCAATGGAGGATCCACTTGTTTCTCAGCAGACCGAATTGTAACTTCACTCATCTTGTTTAACATCTTTACATCTGGAAGAGCTTGCATGGCTGGAGATCTTCCATATCCTCTTTCAAAACTTGCCTTTAAATATCTTGGACACATGTAAGGAAATTCATCAAAGCCACTTTCCTTAATAATAACTTTTTCTTCTGGATCGATGTAAATTGATGCGTAAGGTTTATTCTCAGAAGAAATTTTTTCTGCATCTCTATCATCTCTTGGCATCACAACATGAACAATTTCTATTTCTTCATGTGGATCCTGTTTCATTAATTTATTTATCCTGGAAGATGCTTCTTCTCCAAATAATTTTTGTGCAGATCTAACTGACATTTTGTATTTTCTGTAGACAGTATCGACACGGCCCTCTGGATCTTCGGCAAGGAAACATTCTGATATGTGTCGTGTTTCAAATCGAAATCCGTTTTCACCGTCTGTCTCAACATATAATACTCCTGTACCAAATGTTATGAGATCGTGGTACAGCTCATGGATCTGCTCCTGGAAGTTAGATCTATGGAATTGTGCATACATAACTTGCTCAACACCCTCTAACCATTCTTTTGCTTCATCTTCTGCTTGAAGCATATCGTTTGTAAAACACAAGTTAAACCAATTGGTCGATGCAGAAGTTAACATTCCGTGAATACTTGCAGATAAAAGCTCGGATGCATGTATAGCTGTTCCGTCATAGATCTTTTCCATTCTTTTATCACCAGCAGATCTGGTCCTGGTAAAGTCTGCTTTTCTCGGAACAATATAATCAGCGACATCTTGCCAATGTTCTTCCCATGACTCTCTTGCTACTTCTAATGAAGCCAATCTATCTAAAAGTTTTGTTGCTGTTTTTTTAGTGTCTTCATTTAAAGAAGGCTCTACATCTATAATTTCTTCTGCCATTAATTTGATCCTGTTAAAGTTGATGTCATTACACTACCGCCCAATAATGTATTTGGTTTTGTTCTACTTCTTCCGCCCTTGCCTGTTATTGTTTGAGGTGAAGATCCTGGATCCTCATCTCCAATTCTCACAACATCTTTTGGAGCAAAGAAAGATCCTGTGGATTTTTTCTGTTTCTTATTCTTCTTGGCTTTTGCTGTATTAACTTTTAGCTCTTCGACTGTCATATCCCAAGCTTCAGCTATACTATCTAAAGTTAGCCCATAGGCTTCTAAATTTAGATCATCATTAGATAACCAGAAGTCCGTTACATATTGTCGATCCGTTCCTTCTGCATTAAGCACCATTTGACCAACAAGGAAGTTTGTAGTCGTAAGCTCTGTATTTAAAATGCTATCTCCACCTACACCATATAGCCAGCCTTTCTTATCATCCTTCCATGAGTAGTCTGTAAGATACCGCATTGCTTCTGTCGCTGTTAATGTTCTGCCCTCACCATAAACAAGCTCAATAAGGTTTTGTAGGTTTTCATATTGGCTATGATCAGTAATATTATCTACGCTCCATTTCTGTGAATTATCTAATCCAGAAACAAAGAGTTTTGACTCAGCTAACCAATCCGCCAGGAATTGTTCTGTGTCAGCATCGGAGATTGTACCATTATATTGTCCTGTATATTCCTTAACCAGATTAAAATAATCTGTCATAGTTTTGGATGATAAGATAACTCCTGTGTCGTTACCTTGCTTAATCATATTATTGAAGAAACCAATAAGCTGTTGTTTATCATCAGCCGTTAATATGCCATCATCGCCTGTAGCAAATAAACCAGCGACCTCGTTATACAATCCAGCAAACTCATCTGTAATATCAGAATCAGTATCGACTAAAATCTCTCCTAAAGCTTTCCTCCAATCTTCCAATTCCTGATCAGTTGGTCCATCCTCGTTATTTTCGCCAGATTCATTAGCTCCTTCAGATCCCTTGGCACTAGGTATAACCATGCCCTCGGCTCCTTTACCTTCAGAGTCAACAAGTTGTCCATTCTTATTCCAATACATGCTGTACGACATGTCTCCTGTAAGCGGATTAGAAGGAATGTTTACTGTATAAATATATCCTGTAGATCCATCTGCAAAAGTAAATGTTTCTATTTGATCTGCTGATATTCCTGTCTTTAAAATACCGTCTGGTATACCATCGCCATCAGCATCTTCTGATCCTGTCTTCCATACATCATCATCTGCTAATGGATTTATAATACCTAAATATGATCCATCTGTTGAAGCATCATCAGCCGTTACGACTGTGCCTGTTGTATCACCAGATCCAGCAACATAATCTGTGCCTGTGTAGTCATCTGCTGATATGGTTTCAATTTCAATACCATCTGGACCAACAATTCTATAAGTGTCTATTTCGCCATCACCATTTGAATCAAATGCATATGCGAAGTTACCATCATCTAAAGTAATTGGATCTGTATTAATCTGAGACTCAGAATCAAATTCTGCATGTTTTCCATATGTCGCATCATACTCGTCATTTGTAATAATAGAGATGTTGTTGTCTCCATCCCTAATAGCATAAGAATCAAAAGTCCCATCGCCATCAGTATCAATTGCCGTTGCTTTAGATCCATCATCTTGCCCAGGGATATCTAATGTTTCGCCAGCCTGTCCTTTTTCTCTTAGCTCTGCTTCAATAAACGCAATATCACTTGATGCGGATTTTAAATAACCATCAATATCAATGCCTGTAATATTGCCTTTATCATCTTTAAAGACAAAGCCAGCATCTTCAGCATCTCCAGCTATTCCTCTATCCTTTGTTATAGTGTCTCCTATAACCGCTTCTTCCGTGCCATCAGATAAACCAATAAAGTTTCCTTGAGCATCCCATTTGTATTGT